ACTGCCCAGACTTGGACCCAGGATGTGCAACAACGAACAATGTCTACTTTTCGATTCCAAGCACGGTACGCCTTGCTCACCTATGCGCAATGTGGAGATCTCGACCCTTTTGCAGTGGTCAACCATCTTGCGGGACTTGGAGCTGAATGCATCATCGGCCGAGAGGATCACGCAGATGGGGGTATTCATCTGCACGCTTTTGTCGACTTCGGAGTCAAATATCGGTCCAGGAACTCCCGTGCATTCGATGTTGAAGGACAGCACCCGAATGTATCGCCTTCTCGTGGAACACCAGAAGAAGGGTTTGATTATGCAATCAAAGATGGAGACGTTGTGGCTGGGGGACTCGAAAGACCTATCGGAGGCAGAGTGGATGCAGCTGGTGGGGTGTGGCCTGAAATCATCAATGCAAAGAGCGAGTCAGAGTTTTGGTCGCTATGCGAATCACTGGCTCCACGATCATTGGTCACTTCATTCACCCAATTGCGAGCCTACGCTGCCTGGAAATTCCCGCCAATCAGAATCCCGTATGAGACACCGGAGGGAGTTAACATCGACACGTCTTGGGTGGCTGAACTCGATGGCTGGGTACGAGAAAATCTCGGGCGAGGTACCTCTGGAGGTAAGTGATCTTACACCTACGCGACCTCCCTCCGGGGGGGGATCCCCACAGGTGGGGAACCCCTACCCCCCCTCTGGTCGCGCTTTGGTGCGCATGACCATAGTCTGAAGCTGACTTCGATATACAGAACGAAGAAAATCCCTCGTGGTATACGGGCCTTCCCGAATGGGAAAAACCATATGGGCGCGCTCCTTGGGAAGACATGCTTACTTCGGAGGCCTCTTCAGTATGGACGAAGACGTTGATGGGGCTGAATACGCCATCTTTGACGACTTCGGAGGAATTAAATTCCTGCCAAGCTACAAATTCTGGTTAGGTCACCAGAAAGAGTTCTACGTCACAGACAAGTACAAGGGAAAGAAGTTGGTACACTGGGCTCGGCCCTCAATTTGGCTATCTAACTCCGACCCACGTGACGAGCTTGGTGTAGACACTGATTGGCTGAATGCCAACTGTGACTTCGTGTACCTAGATAGCCCCATAGTTTCATAGCCTACTTTTCGTGCCAATAGAAACTACCCTCTGGGCTAAACTTATACTCCGTAAGTGGAGCTCCAGTCCCCCCATTAGTAATGGCCATAATATCCATTACGTACATATCCCCAACTCCTCGTAGCCCCACAGTAGAAAACGGGCGATCACCAACAACATCGCTCTCCAAATCATCCAAGTAGGATATGGTGCGACGTATGGGGTACCATAAATTAAAAATGCGGGAGGCCCCTGTATCATTTCCGGGACGGATGGTACGTGTCCGGTCAGACACAACAGTCAGGCGACGGGTATCCAGTGGGGCGGTGAACTGATTGGCCCAATCAATTCCGTCCTGACCACGGAATACGAAGGACTGTAACTCCTCCTGGGCATTGGTGACACCCTCCAAAGGGCCGATAACACGACGACAGCCACCCTCAGTGGTCTGGTCGAAAAGCTGGTTAGGAATGTTCCCAGCGTCGCTGGAATTCATTGCCTGCCTAAGGTCACCACCCTTAAGCATGAATACGACACGTCTCCACATAAACGTGCCGCCTCCATTGACATCGATTTGAACCTTCTCTTTATAACCAACAGCAAATATGTCCGAAGAATTCCGAACAGCGGGGTTGGTAATTGGAGTGCGGGTATCGCGCGCGTTGGGGACGAATAGACAGAGTAGCGGTGAGACAGAACTATACGGGCCGACTGTGGGTACACTAGCTTCGTCGATGACGACGGGGAGCATGGTATCCACCTTTTTGCGGGACGTAACATTCAGGACACGGCGGACAGTCATTCCTCTGCGACGGAATCTCCGTCGACGGAACGTTCGAGTACGTCGAGGACGAGATCTCGTAGCTCTGCCACCACGGCGGAAAGCTTTGCGAGTTCTTCGGGCAGATCGACGGGCGACCGACATTCTGGGCAGTGCGCGATAGTAGGAGCAGGAGATGGTGGTGGGTGACACACGTAACAACACTCGTGCCTAGCGTGATTCACGTAGTCTTGGCAGGATCGGTTGCAAGCAACAGGATGGGTCGTGTGATCCATGATAAATCGCTCATACAAAAAATGAGGAGGTTGGGGGAGAGGGGGGGTATTTATTGGTGAGAAGGACCCGGGTCTGGGTCCGTCTGGGCATATAACATTA